GCCTTCGGCGCTGCCACCGCGGCGCAGCTCCGCGACGTCTGCCGCAAGCCGACGAACCGCGAGCGCGGCATCCGCATCGAGAACCTCGACAAGCTCGGCACGACCACGACTGGTCTGGCCTGATCCCTCAACCCCGGACCATCTGACCTCCAATGCCGACTCCCGTCATCACCAACACGCAGCTGGGCTGGGCCTTCCAGACCAGCTTCCTCAACAACGTCAAGCCGAAGGCGTCGTTCCTCACCCAGCTGGTCTTCGGCGGCCGCGAGACGATCCTGCCGACCGAGAGCGTCGAGCTGAGCTACCGCGAGGGCGAGCGTTTCCTGGCGCCGTTCGTCGAGGTCAACGCCGAAGCCATCCCGGTCGGCAGCCGATCGACCGTGTTCGCGAACGTCAGCACGCCGAACATCCGCATCAAGCGGCCGATGGACGCCTACCAGGCGTTCCTGCGGCGTCAGCCGGCGACCGGCATGTTCATCTCGGGCGGCGGCCCGGTGTCGGCTGCGCGTGCGCAGGCGATCGCCGATGACTCGCTGTTCATGAGCGAGCTGATCGACAACCGCATCGAGTGGATGGTCGGCCAGCTGATCAGCGGCACCACCGACGGCAAGATGGTCCTCTCCTACGAGACCGACCCGAAGAACGCCAACTGGCGCATCGAGATCCCTCGTGCGACGGACGTCGACATCACGCTGACGACGACCGCTCGTTGGAACGACTCGGCGCCGAACGCCCAGAACGACTTCCTCAACGTGAAGCGTCTGCTGGCCAAGCACGTCAACGCTCCTCCGACCGTCTGCCTCATGGACTCGGCCGCGGCGAATGCCTTCCTGAACCTCTCGGCGGTCAAGGCCGACCTGGATCGCCGGAACGTGGACGCTGGCACGCTGGCCCTGCAGAGCCAGTTCACCGAAGCCGGTGCCATCTACCACGGCACCTACATGGGCATCCCGGTCTGGGAATACACCCGCGAGTATGTCGACGAGACCGGCACCACGCGCCTGTTCCTCGGCGGCGGCACCACGGCGGCAGGTCTCGCGATCTTCATGGCGCAGGGCGCCTTGAACGACTCGACGATCTACTACGGGTGCATCCCGGACCACGACGCCTTCGAGACCGGCTCGTTCGTCGGCAAGCGGTTCGCGAAGGCCTGGAAGACCCAGGATCCGTCGGTCTACACCCAGCTGGTGCAGTCGCGCCCGCTGCCCTTCATCCGTCGTCCGAACGCCGTCGTCGTGATGGACGTCCTCTGATCCCCATGCACTACTTCAGCAACTGCACCCTCCTCGCCGGCGGCAAGCTCGGCGAGGCGATCCCGCCGAACCAGAAGCTGCCCGAGGCGCTCGTCTCGCAGCTCGAGAAGTCGGGCGAGCTGGCCAAGCTCCTCGAGCGGAAGCGCATCAAGGCCGTGGACACCTCCGCCCACATCGCCAAGGTCGCGCCGAAGACCGAGAAGCCGGGCCTCTGGAAGTTCAACCCCGCCGAGACGGCGACGAAGCCGGTGGACGTCCTGAACATGATGATCCAGGACCACATCACCAAGCACGGCCTCGCGCCGGTGGCGACGTTCACGGCGCTGGACGAAGCGGTCGCGTTCATGGCTCAGGACCTCTGAGCCATGGCCGCACCGGCAAACGTCACGGCCCTGAAGGCGCTGCAGGCCGACAGCCCAGGCCGCTACACGCACAGCCAGAGCTACCTCGACTTCACCGCGGGTCAGGTGTTCGCAGTGCCGGCTCGAGCTTTCATGGGCGGCACCGAAGGCGAAGACCTCGCGGTCAAACTGCTCGGTGACTCGACCTTCACGACGATCCGCATCATGGCAGGCCAAGGCCTCGTCGAGAACATGTCGATCGTCGAAGTCCAGGCCGGTACCACCGCTACGCGCATCACCTTCTTCTGGTGATTCAAGATGGCCGTCAGACCTCTCATCCTCGTCCTTGGTGACGAGACCGCACGCGGCAAGCGCCCCGTCAGCGAACTGACGGCCATCAACCCCGACCTGGACAAGCCCCAGGAAGACGCGCTCATCTGGGATCACGGCAACCTGGCCTGGAAGGAGCTGGAACCCGGCGTCAACACCGACCCGAACGGCTCCGGCACGACCTTCTGGGGCGTGGAGTCGCTGCTGCGTCGCGAGCTCGACAGCATCTACGAAGAAGGCACTCCAGTTCACTTCCTGAAGTATGCCACTCCGTCTCAGCTGTCTACCGATACGAGGTCGACGCCGACGTGGACGGAAGGCGACAGCCTGACGTGCTTGCTGGATCTGGTCTTCGCTCGGATCACCGCCGCGGCTTCGGTCACGGCCGGAGTGGGTGACACGCTCCAGCTCGCCGGCGTGGTGATCTCGATCCAGCAGCTCGACCCGCTCACCAGCAGCTGGCGGGCCTACGGCGAGCTGATGCGCTCGCTCGTCGACCGCATCCGCGGTTCCCAGCTTCCGATCGCGCAGGGCAGCATCCGCGGCGACGGGCAGAAGGCCCCGGTCGTGCTCATCGAGCCGCACTACGCCTACACGCCGCTCGCGTGGAACTTCCGCATGCGCGTCGTGCAGGGCCGCGTGCAGATCCAGCAGCTGGCGTGCGAGCCCGACCGCGTGGCGGTTGCCAGGTGCCACCAGCTCACGTCCACCGACGGAGCAACCTTCTCGGCGACCTCGATGCTCGAGCTGGCGAAGCGTTGCGCCAAAGGGCTGCTCGCGCCGGCGAGCGTCACCGACGCCACCTCGCCGGAGGCGCACATCTCCCTCCTCGTCGGCGACTCGATCGTGGACGGCATCGCCCCGAACGCCTCCCTGCCGGCGCACCTCCAAGGTGCCCTGACAGGAGCTCTGATCTGGTCCCCCTACGCCGGCACGTTCGCGACGCTGCAGCCTGGGGTGAACAACAGCAACAGCGCACCCAACGCCGAGAACGGCCAGCCCCCGTTCTCGTTCCAGGTTCACGGCCCGGAAGTTTACGTCGCCGACCACTTCCGCACCGTCTACGGCACCGGCTACATGGTGAAGGGTTCGCTCGCCAACTCGTTCGGCGCCGCGAACCAGCAGGCGTTCGCCATCGAGCTGGCGCCGACGCTCGATCGGTTGCTGACGACCTGGTCGCCCGGAGCCCGCGGACAGGCCTTCGACATGACCGTGCGAGGGTGGTTCCGCTCGGCGGTCGACTGGCTCCGGCAGACCAGCAAGAAGCCCATCCTCGACCTCGTGGTGATCAGCGTCGGCACGAACGACCTGCTGCCCTACTGCACGCCCGAGGCCGTCCCCGCAGCCGTGCTCGACCTCGTGCAGAGCATCCGCAGGGTGTGCCTGCAGGACAACGTCTCGACCTCGAACGTGAAGTTCGTGATCCTGATGCCGAGCTCGTTGGTGCCGGCGCAGGGTCCCGACCTCGACGCGATCCGCTCCGGCCTGCAGGCGCTCGAGGCCGGCTCGCTGTCCGATGCCCGATTCATCGACCTGACCGACATCGACGAGCTGACGTCCGATCGCATCCACCCTACCGGCCCAGGCAACGCCGCGCTCGGTCAGATGATCATCGACGCCTACCGCTTCCAGCCGATCGATCCGGTCGCCGCGGTCGAGCCGATGTTCGTGCCGACGAAGCTCGAGCTGCGCAAGGCCCTGCGCATGTCGAAGATCAGCGACGACTCGGACGCGCTGTCGATGATCGACGCGGCGATCCAGTCGGCCTCGGTGCTCTTCTACCGCACGCTAGGCCCCGTGAGGATCGCGTCCCTGCAGGCGATCGCCTACCCGAAGGCGCCGACCAGCGACACGGAGTTCCTGCGCGTGCTCGCCGCGGCGACGGAGATCAAGGTGGTCCGCGCCGAGCTCCTGCGCACGATCCCGACCATGTTCATGGACGGCTCGATCGCGGAGAAGAGCTGGCAGGAGGAAGCCGGCTTCCGCTACAACAGCAACCTCGCGCTGCGCGACGAGCTGAAGCGTCTTGAGGCGGAGATCCAGGGTGCCTTGGCCCAGCTCATCGCGATGCAGCTCACCGCCGGCGGGGCTGTCTCGGTTACGGTGGTGGCTCCGGACACCACGTCCTCGCCAGGCGAGTCGATCCAGTCCCTGACCCTCTGAACGCACCATGTCGAAGTCCGACTTCCTCGAGAACGCGCTGCTCAACCACTCGCTGCGCAACATCCCCTACACGCCGCCGGCAACGCTCTACGTCGGCTTGTTCCTGTCGACCGCCAGCGACAGTGCGCCGGGCACCGAGCCGGTGGGCAACGGCTACGTCCGCCAGGTGGTGACGTTCGGCGCTCCCAGCGGCGGCAGCTGCTCGAACACCAACGCGATCGCCTTCCCGGCCGCCACCCCGAGCGGCTACGGCACGGTGATCGCCGCGGGCCTGTTCGACGCCCCGACCGGCGGCAACTACCTGCGCAACCTGCAGGTCCTGACCCCGCGCACGATCCAGGCCGGCGACGCGGCCGCCTTCGCCGCCGGCACTATCGTGGTGACCGAGGACTGATCGTGCCCGCCGCCATCGCAAAGTGGCGGTTCATGCCCGGGTTCCGTGTCACCGACCCGGCCCGCGTCGTGTCCGTCGATCTCGAGGCCGTCACCGAGACCAAGCCGGCCATCCTGGGCGGAGAGGGCGACGTCCACTACGTCCGGTTCGAGGTCCGCAGCTCGACCGGCAACGTCCTGCGTGTCTCGAACCAAGCCGCGCGCTCGCTCCGGTTCCCGAACTACTCCGCCGGGCCGTCACCGATCCCCGGCGCTTCGGCGGGCTCCTTGGCCGGCGTATGGGGCTACGGCGTCACGCTCGACCCGACCGCCTTGCCGTCGGGCAAGATCACCATCGGTGCCAAGGTGATCTCCCAGAAAGGAACCGAAACTACACTGCCAGAAGTGTGGTGGTGGAACGACACCATCTCGAACAGTCGATACTCGAGCAAGAAGATATACGTCAACGCATCTACCGGGAACGACTCCAACCCCGGAACCGAAGAGCTGCCCGTTCGCACGATCATGAACGGGGTCGGCAAGGTCGTGAACAACCCCGCCGGGGCGCCGTCCGACTTCGCGGCCCGCAACGCCGGCGGTGGGGAGCTGGTCTGCTCTGGTGCGTTCGTCGGCCTTGGCACCTACTCGGCGCTCGCCTGGCACTCGATCGACCAGTGGTTGACCATCACCGCCACGCCTGGGACGACGTTCCAGCGAGCCGGCTCGGGCAACTTCTTTCCCTCGGTCGGCGTGTCCAACCAGGGCGTCTTGCGCCTGCGTTGGGTCGGCTGGGAGTTCCTGGCGCTCGGCGACGAGACTGCGGCCGGGCCGGAATACTACATGGGCGAGTGGCCCAGCACTTCGGTGCAGATGCACGTCTGGGTGGATGCCTTCACCGTCCGGCCGATCGTCTTCAATCCAGCCCGACCGTGGTCGGTCGTCTACCGCAACCACAACGGTAGCCCGATCGACTTCAGCGGCGCCGTCGGTGGGGTTGGCAAGTCCTACTACACCTGTGGTCAGGGCCTCGGTAGGGCCATCGACTACGAGTTCACCCTGCTGCAGGATGTCGTCATCGGTCCCTACATGGGCATCGCCATGCAGACGAACCAGCGCCAGCCAGGGGCGTCCGGGACGAACATCTGGGTGCGGGATCAGTGCTATGTCAACTCGGACATCCACGGCCTGCTGAACGTCGCCGGCACGGGTCTTCGCATCACCGTCCCAAGCGCAGGGCAGATGCGTGTCGAGCAGACCGCGACGCTCACGATGCGCGGAGCCGACGACGTGCCCATCGCCGGTGATACGCTTTCTATCGCCGACCAGCTGGTCGAGATGGAGAACTACACCGCCCAGTGGCGCTACCGCTTCCGCGGCTGCGCCAATGCCGGAAACAACGGCAACTTCCCGGTGATCACGAGTGGCTACGGCCTGAACGGCAACGCCTTCGTGATCTTCAGCAACCCGTCGGCAGTGGAGGAGATCCTCGGCTCCGGAGTATCGATCGACACAGTCACAGCAGCAGGTGCTAGGTGGTATGACATCATCCACACCGACATCCTGCAATACAACTACGCGACTGTCGACAGCTTGTTCTCTTCTGTTGTCACCACCAACGTAAGGAACTCGCAAGGTTTCTTCTCCTCCGGCAACGCCTTGACACGCTGTGCCTTGGTCAACTGCGGTGAGGGCGGAGGTGGGCAGAATCCGATGAACGGCTCGGTCGTGGATTGCGTTTTCCTGCACAACGCTTTCAAGGGCATCTTCTTCCTCTCGTCAGGGGCCGTTGGTTGCACCTTCGAGGAGAACGCCTTCTGGGACGTCTCTGGATCACCGAGCACTTCCGCGAACTGGTGGCGTAACAACCACTTCGTCACTGGCCCGACATACCAGTCATGACCATCATCACCTACGCTGTCGGCTCGAAGGCGAGCACGATGTATACGGCCACGGTGAATGGCAACTCACTGCCCCTGTGGTCGCGGACTACCGACACGCACTTCAACACGCCCTACTGGGCGGCCGCCACACAGATCGAGCAGTCGTTCTGCACCTACGCCGCTGACGAAAGCGCCCTGATCACGGTCTCCAGGACCTCGGGGCCGGTGACCGCAGCGAAGGTCTACACGAACGACCCGTCCGGACCGATCATCGCTCACACCATCGTGGGAGGTGCGTGCCGATTCACCCTGCCTGTCGACACGATCGCTTGGGTGGAGATCAACAACAACCGCGGTCAGCCGCTGATCATCAGCAGCAGGCCCTTGGTGGCAACACCTAGCGGGCCGACCGTCGACACCTGGGACGGAACCCAGACTCGGGCCGTGGCCGGCAGGACGTTGCTGTTCGGCCCAGGCGTTCACACGATCGGGCAGAGCTTCGAGGTCGACCCAGGGGCGTCGGTGTTCTTCCACGGCGAGGCTTGGGTCGTGGGCTCTTTCCTCTTCGTGCCGGGCGCCGGCGGGGCTCGCTGGTATGGACACGGCGTCCTCTCCGGCGAGTGGGGGGCGTTTCAGCGAGCCTGGATCCGCACGCAACCCTACGATAACGCGATTACGTATGCGCTGGTTCGCGGAGCCTTCGCCAGCCTCTCAGACTCTCGAGTCGAGGGTGTGACGCTCGTCGATCCGCCGTTCTACGCGACGAACTACGGACCGAACATCTACGACCGCGTCTCTATCATTGGTCCGTGGTGGGGCAACGCGAACGCATTCTTCCCTGGCTCGAAGTTCCCCGAGCTCACCGCCAGCGTGACGAAGTGCGCGGCGTTCGTACACGACGACGTGTTCGACTTCGGCGAGTATTTGGAGAGCCACAGCGCCACCGACTGCATCGTGGGCAGCATTGCGAGCGCAGCGTTCATCGTGGCCTACTGGCCGGCGATCGACAGCCGCAGCACGCACACCGGGACGCGCACGACGATCGTGTGCCTGAACTACGCGGTCGAGAACGCAGGCAGCATCATAGCCGCTTGGTGCGACGGCGGCAGCATTGGTGGCGGTTTCGACGAAGACGAAACCTTCCACGTCGTTAGTGACGTTGAGTTCAACGGCGTTAGATTCGTAGGCAGCCAGATCAACGGTATAGCGATCGATCTCAGGAACAAAATCTACCCAGTAGAGTTCGGGCTCGCCTCGGGCCAAGGTCTCGGTCAGATCAGGAAGTTCTGGTTTCGCGACATCTCCTTCGAGACCGTTCCTACGTTCCGCAGCAAGATCCAAGGCAAGGACAGGATCAACACCCCTCACGACATCTGGTTTGAGAACGTATTCTTCGCTGGGGTTCGTTTGACTGTTGCTAATGCAGCTACCTATTTCGACATCAACGAGTTCCCCTACAACATCTACATCGACGGCATCCCGCTTCGCCCCAACACGACCAGCACGGGCAGTTGGTATGTCACCGACCCGGAGTTCGCCCCGTTCTCCTACCAACCGCTGCCGGCTCGCCTGAACGATGGTCGCGTCTACGACGGCCCTCAGATTTGGTTGCCGTCCGGTGCGGTGCTGCCATCTCGAGGTCCCTTCCGAAACGTGACCACGCCGGCCAACTGGTCGGCTTCGGACGTGCAACTCTCGGCCGTCTCGAACAGCATCACCGGAGGCAGTGCTTTGCTGCTGTCTCGGGTGGCGATCCAGGTCGCCTCCGCCGGCGTGTCTGCGGCACAGGCCGGGCTTCGCGTTCGCCAGGCACTCTCTGCGCTCTCGCAAGGCGGCGCGATCGGTCAGGCCGGCTTGGTCAAGATCAACCCGAACCAGCTGACCGGCACGAGCTCTGGGGTCTCGAGCGCCTCGGGCGGGCTCGCCGCCGCGGTGGCCATGCGCGGCACGTCGAACGGGACCTCCGCGGCCAGGGCAGACCTCTTCGCCCCGGGCACTGTGGTTCTGTCAGGCCAATCCACTGGAACATCGACAGGGACCGCTAGACTCTCTGCCATCTCGCAAGAAAGCTCCTCACAGGGCGAAATCATGAAGCAGCGCATCTACAACGCACTACTCGCCGTCTGCCAAGCCGGTCCGTTCTACAAGGCTGATGTGAACGTCAAGACGGGTCAGATGTCTGTCTTCGTCAGCCAGAAGGAACAACCACTGGCGGTCGACATCGTCGAAGTGTCGAAGGAGTTCCGCGAGGCCGCCAACTACCGACGCGCCTACAACATCGGCGAGATCGCCTCGTGGGTCTTCGCCGTCACGGTTCGCTTCCGATCGGGCGTTCGGGTCAGCTGCGAGACGTTCGAGGAGCAGGTCGCTGATACCGGCATCAAGGTTCCCGAAGCAAAGGGTGTCGTCTCGAGCCGTCCTCTGCTTGCGCGCCTTACGGACAGCAGGTATGACGAGGCTCCCGCTCAGAACCCGAACCTCGGCACTGTCGTGGTTTTCACGTTTGAAGTCGTTCCTGAAACTCTGAGGAAGTAACCCAATGCCCGGAATCAACACGACCGGCAAGCCGCAAACCAGCGACATCCTGCTCGGACGCGGGTCGATCAAGCTGGCCCTTCTCGACTCCGGTGGCAAGCCTCTCGGCTTCCGCCACATCGGCAACTGCAAGGTCTTCTCGCTTGGCCTCGAGAAGGAAACCCTGGAGCACAAGAGCTCTCGCAGTGGCGTGGCGACGATCGACCGCGAGATCCCACTCTCGCAGAAGATCAACGTCACCGTCACCTTCGACGAGATCCTCAACTTCCAGAACCTCGCGACGTTCCTCAGCGGCTCGGCCACCCAGTCGGTGACCAACCGAGCGGCGACCGGCACGATCACCGACGCGGTCCTGGCGCCTGTTGCGGCGACGACCACGAAGGGGATGACCTACGAGCTGCGCGACAGCACGGGCGCCCGGCTCTACGACATCAACCCAGGCTCGCTGACGGTGAAAGGTGGCGCCACCCTCGGTGGTGCTTCGACGCTGACCGGAGCCGCCAATGTCGAGGTCGACGCTGCCTTCGGCACAGTGTTCATCCCCGCAACCTCGTCGTTCACCAACGGCCACGGTCTCTGGTTCAGCTACACCAGCGCCGGCACCGAGAAGGCTGTCGACATGGTCGACATGATGACCGTCTCGAAGCAAAGCTACTTCCTTCGCTTCGAGGGCATCAACGCCGCCAGCAACGACAAGAAGTTCCTGGTGGATCTGCACTCGGTCTCCCTCACCGCCGACGGCGACCTCGCCCTCCTCGGCGACGAGTTCGCGGAGGCGACCGTGACCGGCGTCGCCGAGCGCAACGAGACGGGCTTCCCGACCTCCCCTGTCGGTCGCATCATCATCCACGGAGACAGCTGATCCATGCCTCGCAACATCTACAAGGGTGGTCGACCGGACGACTACTCCATCGGCCGCGGCCGACTCCTGCTCGCCGACGCGGTGCTCTACTCCGGTAGCGTCGCCCAGGTCCTGCCCGATCGAGTCTACCGCGACATCGGCAACTGCACGAGCTTCTCGCTCTCGCAAGAGAGCGAGACCAAGGAGCACACCAGCTTCCTGCAGGGTCTCGCCACCAAGGACATCGAACTGGTCGTGTCGACGAAGATGTCGATCTCGTTCCAAGTCGACGAAGTGTCGATGGCGAACATGGCGAGGTTCGTCAGTGGCGAGGTCTGGGGCTTCGAGACCGGCAATGCCGTTTTCAACGCAGCGGCTGTCGTCTCGACGCTGGTCCCAGGGGCCGAGAACTACTTCATCGACACTGCTGCAACGGACTTCGTGTTCGATCAGTGGTATCCGATGACGCTCGACCTCGGCGGAGGCCCGATTCTCGCCTTCGACTTCGAGGCGCAGGCCACCCAGGCGATCACCGTCCGCAAGAACCCGACGACTCGCACCTCGACCGACGGCACCGTCCTGACCGAAGGGACGCACTACGAGATCGACCGCAAGGCGGGTATGATCCGCTTCGCGGCCGTCGCCGGCGGTCTCGCTCGTGGCGACGTGTTCCGGGTGAGTTGGGCTGCTCCCGGCACGGCCAAGAACCCCACCTCCCTCTCGCCGGGTGTCGACGACGAGCTGAACGTCGTGCCGCTGCTCACCAACAGCGGCCGCACGGTGGCCCTCCGCTTCATCGGCGAGAACCCGAACGCCAACAACCAGGTCACGGTGTTCGACGCCTGGGCGGTGAAGCTGCGCCCGGACGGCGAGATGTCGCTGATCGGTGACGACTGGTCGACGCTCGGGTTCACCGGGGCGCTGCAGTCGGTCGCCAACCCGCCGGTGCAGAGCTCGCCCTACGGCCGCATCTCGCGCCGCAACGTCTACTCGACGACGTAGTAGACACGGCGCGAAGATCGAGCTATCTTCCGCCGTCCCATGGGCATCCTCTTCGGTTCGTTCAGTTCCGTCCAGCACGTCGTCACCACACCCGAGGGCGAGAGGGAGTTGTCCTTCTCGCCGATGTCGGCGAAGTTGCTCATGCAGCTTCGCGGCATCCTCCGGCCGGTGCTCAACTCGTTCGTGCTCTTCACCCAGGCCTCTCCCGAGAACGATCGGCAGAAGCAGGTCGAGGAGACCAACATCAACGAGGGCGTGCAGCGCAGGCAGACCATCGCCCCGGTCAGCGTCGAAAGCGCCCGCCTGCGCGCCTCCCAGAAGCGCGAGGCTGTCGATACGCTCGTGCAGGAGATCCTCAGCGAGGCGATGCTGAAGACGACCTGCCTCGTCATCTGCGACTCCCTGCGCAAGGATGTCGAGCGCAAGGAAGTCGATGCCACGGCCGCCCGCATGGCCGAGAACTGCTCGGTCGAAGAGCTCGCGTCCTACCTCGGCGGCGTCGCCAAGGCCAACCGGAAGCTCGTCGGCCCTTTCCTGGAGAAGCTGAAGAGCATGGGCGCGATCTTCAGCATGGCAGCTCAGCGTCTCGCCGACGAGATCGCACCGGAGAACGCCCCGGGGAGCGAGCCGCAAGACGAGTCGCAGCCGGAGAGCAAGGGGACGGAATCTGGCGAGACCTCGAAGCAGCCCTCGTAGGGGCCGCGGTCAAGTATCAGTTCGACCTGCAGTGGCTCCTCGAGATGGACATCGAGAGCCTGGACCGGCTTCTCGAGGTGGCCGCTGACGCTCGAGGGTCCGACCTGCAGGAGCGGGCCAGCCTGACCTACACCGCGATCGCGGCCGCCACCGCCGGCGGAGATGCTTTCAAGGCTTTCGAGTCGATGCTGCTCAGCTATGCTCCGCAGGAGATCCGCCAGGCGGTCGAGCAAAAGAAAGTCGACGAAGGCCTGCGGCGGGTTCAGAAACTCCTCGGAGGATAGCCTGTGGTCGGACCTACGAACGAACTCTGGAAGATCGACATCCAGGGGAACTACGCCGAGAAGCTCAAGGCGCTCGGCGCCGAGATCCAGGGCATCCGCTCGGGCTTCAACAACCTGAAGGCGTCGATGGTCGCCGCCGGCGCGGAGTTCAAGAAGCCGGCGGAGGAGATCAAGAAGCTGTCGGGCGCCGCGAAGACCTCGGCCGAGAACGCGCAGCGCGTTCGCGCCGAGTTCGTCCAGCTGGCCACCAACGCCCAGGTCCTCGGCCGGGCCTACTCGTCGATCGCCAAGGAGACCAACAAGCTCAACACCCAGCGCACGGTCGAGCTGCAGATCCTCGAGCAGACCAAGCAGAAGCAGGACCCGCTGCTGATCCAGCTCCGCGCCGAGGCGGCGGCGATCCGGCGCGTGACGACCGCACTGCAGAAGCAGGTCGAGGAGAAGCGATTCGCCCAGCTGGCTGCCGAAGCCGGCTTGAAGATCGAGGAGAAGTCCGTCAAGGTCTTCAACGCCGAGGCCGAGGCACTGGAGCGCATCGCGAAGGCGGCACAGAAGGCTGAGATAGCGAAGGAGCTGCAAGCTCGCGGTTTCGACGCCTCGGGCAACATCAGCTCGGTGGTTGAGGGTCCGGCGATCCCCGACAGCTTCAACGGGGCGCTCACCGCCGAGGGTCGCGCCAAGGCGGCGGATGCCGCCAACTCCCGTCTCGCGAAGCTCGAGGCCGACAACCTCACGAAGAGCAAGCTGCTGCAGAACCAGGCCTACCTCGACGGGGTCAAGAGGAGCAAGGAACTGCAGAAGCAGATGGACGAGCTGACCGCCACGACCGAGAAGACGGAGTCGGCCACCAACAAGTTCCTGTTCACCTTCCGCCGATTGATCGGCGTGATGGCTCTCTTCACCGTGGCTCGCGTCGTGACGCGCGAGTTCAACAACATGGTGGCAGGGGCGATTCGGTTCCAGGCGGAGATCGAAGCGACCCGCGTCGGCCTCGCGGGCCTCATCGCCGCCTCCGGCAAGATCCAGTCGCCGATCGGCGAGAACGTCGGCATCGACCAGCAGCTGCTGCTCAGCCAGCAGATCGCGATCGACCAGATGAACAAGCTCCGCACGGACGCTCTGGCGACCGCGGCGAGCTACAACGAGCTGGCTGCCGCGTTCCAGAACGCCGTCGCGCCGGGCATCCAGAGCGGCCTCACGCTCGACCAGATCCGCAAGGTCACGGTCAACATCAGCCAGGCAGCAACGGGCCTGGGCCTCGCGCAGGATCAGCTGGCCGAGGAAATCCGCTCGCTCTTCACCGGCGCGATCAGCGCCCGCAACACGCGCATTGCCACGGCGCTCGGCATCACGCCCGCCGACATCAACAGGGCCAAGGAGCTCGGCACCCTGTTCGAGTTCCTCGACAAGCGGTTCGCCGCGATCAGCAAGACCGGCAAGCTGCTGATGAGCACCTTCACCGGCCAGCTCAGCAACGCCGCGGATGCGTTCAAGCAGCTCCTGGCGACCTCAAGCACGCCGCTGTTCGAGCAGCTGAAGAAGGGCCTCGCCGACGTGCAGGGCGCGATCTTCCAAGTCGTGAAGAAGGAAGTCGTCCTCGACCCGAAGACCCTGTCGGCCTTCCGCGAGCTGTTCCAAGGCCTCGCCCAGGGTGTCGCCGCTGTCCGGGCCGCTTTCTCGAGGCTGGATCTCTCCGGTGCCGCGCTCGCCCTCGGGACGCTCGGTCAGATCCTCGGCACCACGGCCGCGGTGGTGGCCAATGCCTTGGTGCTGTTCGCCAACGCAGCCTCGCCTACGCTGGCTGTGTTCAAGGCTCTCTTCTCTATCATCAACACCTTGCTGGCGGTGGTGAATGGGCTGCCGTCTCCTATCAAGGACGCTGTAGGGTTCTTGACCAGCTGGGTTACCAAGGCCGCCTTCGCTCTGGTGGTGGTAAGGAAGTTGGGGGTGGTGTGGGTAGCCATCACAGGCCTGAACAAGAGGGTGAGAGACTTCATGGCCGCCCAGCTGGCCTTGTCGACCGCCATGCAGACCCCACTCACCGGGGTCAGCAAGATCATCAACTTGATCGTCACCAGACTCAAGTTGGTGAGCGTGTGGGTGATCGCCATCGTTGGCGCCTTGACTGTTTTGGATGCTATCTTGAAGGCTAATGGCGCCCAGAAGGGCGTCTTCGACTTCATCAACGAGGGGGTGGACAGCCTCACCGACAAGCTCTTCGGCGCCACCGACGCGGCGAAGGGCTTGAAGGAAGAACTGGCAGGACAAGCGCAGACACCTCTCGGCATCACGGTAAACGACTTCCGCCAGCTTCAAGGTGAGTTCCAAGCGATCAGCCTGGACCTGCAGAAGGGGATTCGTGCGGGCGCCGCCGAGCTCCGCAACACCGTGAAGAACCTCGGGCTCGGCTCCGCAGTGGCCAATCAGCTGGCCGAGGTCGACAACCTCAGGGCTGATTTCCTGCAGCAGGACGCATCGGTCAGGGCTGAGGTCGAGTTGCAGGCCTTGAAGAAGAGACTCACCGAGCTGTCCCAGCAGGTCGACCTGACTACGGCCGATGCAGCCAAGAGTGCCATCAAGAAGGCCGAGAAGGAACTTGAGCAGGTCTTCGACAACATCGTCGAGGTTGAGAATAGGTTTGCTATCGCTAGGGGCAGGTCGGGCAGAGACAGTGAAACCAACCGAGAGATTTTTCAGATAGTTCAGCGACCTGATCTTCTGGGCGTCATCAACCCGGAAGCCAAGGCCATCGCCAAGGAGTTCGGTATCCTCGACACCAAGTTCGTAGATACCAAAAAGAACCTGGAGAAGCTAAAAGCTGAGTTCGCCAAGAAGTTCGCTCCTGCGTTCGCGATCAAGGATCAGATCGCGTCCCTGGAAGACATCAAGGCACAGGCCGAAGCCGCACTGGCCATCCGACAGGCTCAGACGATCCTCAGGAACTCGATTTCTGAATCGTTCAACGTCGACAGGCAGAACACCCTGTCTCAGTTCGACATCGCCTCCGTGCAAGCGGCTGCCGACCTCGCCACCAGCAGCGATGTGCTGAGGGCCGAAGCCGCGCAGAAGACGGCGGCTGCCTACAAGCTGGCGGCCGAGAACGGTCTCAATCTCATCGCCTCTTTCGGCGAGATCGCGGGTCTGAGGCAGCAGCTGACCGAGCTCCTCGACCGGAACGAAAAGATCCGGAAGAGCGGCGTCGACATTGCCGACGAAGAGCTCGTGACCATGCGCCAGGCCGAGCTCCAGTTGTTCAAGCAGATCGAGCTCCGCAAGAAGGCCGTCGTGCAGCAGCAGGCGCTGAACGAAGAGCAGCAACGCGAGGCCTTCAACGTGGCCAAGCTCGCCGACCTCCGCGCGAACGGCTCGTTCGCACAGGGCCTCGGCAAGGGCCTGCTCGACTTCAAGGCGCAGAACTCGTCGCTGTTCGACGTCGGCAGCCAGTTCGCCACCGGCGCCCTGACCAGCTTCTCCCAGCTCGGCGGCACGGCGATCGCCTCGCTCTTCGACCCGAACACCAACTTCGAGTTGCAGGAGGCAGCGGGGCAGCTGGCACTGCAGCTGGGCACCGACCTCGCCACGCAGATGATCCAGAACCTGCTGGCATCGCTGATCCCCAGCTCCTTGGCCGGCTCGCTCGGCTTCCAGACCGCGGCGACGGGCCTGACGGCAGCCGGCGGCGCGTTGACGAGCGCCGCCGCCGCCTGGGCTCCGGTGATCCTGGGCCTGCAGGCATCGGCAGCCCAGCTCAAGGCCGCCGCCGCGATCAACACCGGCGCTAGCATCGTCGGCGCCGGCGCGAGGGCCACCGGCGGCAAGGTGACCCCGAACATGCCTCGCTTCCGCGGCCCGGCCAGCGCCTTCGCCGGCGCGAAGGGCTTCGCGCGCGGTGGCTTCAGCGGCAAGGACGCCCGCGACACGATCCCGGCGTGGTTGCGACCAAACGAGTGGGTCATCCGCCCGGAAGCCGTCGCCTACTACGGCGACCGCCTGTTCCACCTCCTGAACACCCGCCGCCTCGACGCCGGTGCCCTGTCCGGCATCGCCGGCACGGCACGCGGGGTCTCCCCGTCGATCCGGGCGGTCTCGAAGGTCGGCTACGCCACCGGCGGTAAGGTCGCCTCCTCGGCGGCGCGCGGCGGCGTCCAGACCGTCGTGGTGGCCAACTACTACGACGAGCAGACGATGGACCGCTCGCTGGCGGCCGGCGGGAACGCACAGCTGCGCTTCACCCGCACGAAGCGAGCCCAATACCTCGCCAGTCTAGGACTCTCCCCAGGGGGCTGACATGTTGCGTTGGGTCGACTCGTTCCACTACTCAAGCACCGGCTTCGTTCAGCAGCGATACCCCGGCACTGTCGGCGTCTTCGCCGGCTTCACCGCGAGGGTCGCGTCTCGGACTTGCGTCGGCTCTTCGCTCAGCGGCTTGCTGACCATCCCGGTCGGGCCCGCCGCGGGAGCAGGCAGCGAACAGTTCACCTTCGGCCTCTGGTTGAAGTTCCTGCCGACGCTGTTCCCCAACATCGGCGGTAGGGTCCCCTTCGCTGCCGCCAGGTTCGGGACCTTGGAGCAGCTTTCGATCTACCTCGAGGCTGTCGGTTCGCTGGTGCGGTTCGTCGTCATCGCACGCGGCCAGTGGAATGGCACCGACTACGCAGGGTCGAAGGAGATCCTCAAGAGCTCAGCTTTCTCGGTAACAGATTGGGTGTTCGTGGAGGTGTCGTCCTCGATCTCAGCGAACGGCTTCGTCTCGATCCGACTCAACGGCGTGGAGGACTGTCGCGTCGAGAACACCCAGACCGACATGGCGACGACCGGCAACGGCTGGTCTCGTGTGGTTCTGACCCCATCGAGCGGCGGTGGGGGCAGTCTTCTGATCGCCGAGCTCTACCTCCTTGACGGCGTGCAAGGCCTCGGCGGGAGCCGCTACACGAGGCCGCTCGGGATCGTGCAAGCGTCCAGACAACTACCGTTCGGGCCTCACGACGGCGGCTGGGCGCCGTCCGGCGATGGTAAGTTCGAGCTCGTGGTCATCGCCGGCGAGATCAACGCCAACGGACGCGGGAGCGGTGCTACCGGGCGCTGGCGCTCGCCGAACACGAAGGTGCCGATCTGGGAGAAGAGGCAAGGCAGCGCCGCCTTCCGCGCGCTCGAAGCCGGCGTGAACACCTTCGGGTTCTTCCTGCCCGCCAACCAACCGAACTGGGGGCCTGAGATGCGCCTGGCAGAATTGATCGCCAGTCAGCACGAAAAGGGCTCCACAGCGGCGCCGAACGTCCGCCTGCTGAAGTTCTGCCAGGACACCAGCACGGTCGGGCCGTTTCCCGGGCAGGAGGAGTTCTCCTGGGATCCGAACGCCATCGGCGGGCTCTTCCAGTTGTCGATGGCGGAGATCACGGCCGCCGTCGGATCCCTCGGCGGTTGGTCGCAGATCGGCCGCATCCACTGGATGTGGATCCAGGGCGAGCGCGAGTCCTCGTTCGGTCTCAGCTACGCCGACCTGATCTCGAGGACGAACGCGCTCTTCACCGCCGTGCAGGCTGCCTGCAGCTGCCCAGTGGTCTTCACAAGACTCGTATCGACCGATCGATACGACAGCGTTCTCTTCCCTGAGATCGGGAAAGTTCGCGAGGCGCAAAAGAGCCAGGAGATGCTCGGAACGGCGATCACCTACGAAGACCCTACCTTGGTCGCCAAGGTGTTCTTCGACAACGACAGCCTGGATGATCTCGGCAGGCGCCTGTTCGAGCGTTGGTTGGTCGGTCGAGACATGCCGCGCTTGATCCAGGACTACTTCTACGCTCTGCCTGTAGACAACGACTACATCGAGAAGGTTGGCCCTGGATCGATCTCCTTCTCCTCGGTCGCTGAGGGGCTATCCAACATGCACTCCCCTGTGCTGGGCATTGGTTCGTTCCTGCACGCAAGCGAAACATCCGGTGGCGAGGTAGAGATTGTGTTTGGATCCAACAAAGTTGTGGCTACAGTTTCAGCTTCTGGCTCTTGGGGTCCGGTTAACGTAGTGCAAGAAGAAGTAACCCTTCTCCCAATCAAGCCTTCGTTTGTCCTCTCCCTCTCATGAAACTTACCGCAGCGCAAGTTGACCTTCTCCAGGTAAATGCCGGATGGCCCGAGCCGGTTCCGATCAAACGCGACGGGTTAGGCCGCCCGGTCAACCCGCTCGTGCTGATGGCCGAGTGGGGTGGGTCGGTTTCGCTCACCACTCGGTGGTTGACCGACGTGACCAAGCCGATCGGGGGTCGCCGGCAGGCGATGATCCTCTCCTCCCGCCCAGTCCGCTCTCAGCGGATCACCATGGTAGCCGACACCAAGGAAAAGGCCACCGCGATGCAGGCCGCCTTGCTCGACTATGCGACCTACTCCGGTGCTCCGGTGCCGATCTACTGCGACGCTGTCAAGGTGGAATCTGTCGACTTCATTGGGGGTGTGATCTACGGAAACTTCGCTCGCCGTCGATTCTTCTCCGGCGGACGTTGCATCTTTGTAGCCCCGATAGACGAGGCGGATCAGTTCTCCGTCAGCTCGTTCTACGCCACGATCGCCGAGGTCGGAACCAACTACCTCAAGGTAAACCTCGATCTTTCGTCGTTCCGCCTCATCACAGCGAGCGACTACGTTATGCCGTGCTTCGACAGCGAGATCGTGGTCGACAGCGAGATCGAGATGAAGACCGATTCGGTCCACATCATCTCGGTGCGCTGGAACGAACTTGAAGGATCGAGCTGTCTGCCGGGTCTGTGGCCCGCCGTCAGTCCCTCAGATGGTTCGATCGTGTCCCCTATCGCCCAGGTGATCGACAACAAACCAGTCTGGCCGTTCGAGCCGAACTGGGCTGATCCTGTCATTGCCAACCCAACGCGAGATGTCGACACGGACGAAAGCGGCCGCGGGACCGTGCTGGAGGCTCGCGGGCCTGCTTTCCTGAAGTTCACGCTGACGGTTTGCGGCTACGACAGGGAACGCGTCTGGTCTGTGCTGCGCTTCTTCGATGCGATGCGCGGGAGGGCAGGGGTCTTCTGGTTCGTCCACCCGTCGAGGCCGTGGAAAAGCTCTGGTCTAACCTCGACCAGCATCCAGATCAGCGCATCCGGAAACCCCAGCAGCTTCTCCGAACACTACAAGAAGATAGCCTTTATTCGACAGGACAAGACGATCGAGATCAGGTCGATCAGCTCCGTCACCTACCAAGGCGGCAACTTCGACGTCCAGCTCTCTCCGGCCCTGCCCGACACCAACTTCATCGACGCACAGCCGGTCTATCTGGTTTCGTTCGATAGCGACTCATTGGAGGAGGTCTGGGCCAGCGATGAAGTCGTCCCGTCAATGTCCTTCACGCTCAACGAAGAGAAAGACTACGGAACCGTATCGATAGGGCTGACTCTCGGCTACCAGGAGGGGTTCCCTGGGATCTACTCTATCCAGAACCCATCCTTCCTGGTGCGCGCCGGCGTCGGCCACACCTGGGAGAATACGAAGTCCTACGTCTGGCCAGCCAACAACCACCGCGTTTTCGACTGGGCCGACATCAGCTATGGGCCGTCCAGGAGCAACGCGCCCGCGCTCGTGAAGAAGAGGATGAGCAGCATCCCGCCTCTCTACTGCGGGCTGTTCAGGTTCTTCGACACCAACATCAACAACGGGCAGAGTGCGTTGTCGTCCCCTGTCATGTCGATGGATCACCTCTACGACGCCAACGTGCAGGACGGCGACAAGCACATCTGGGGCTCGCAAGGCTTCACGATGTTCCTGTGCTTCACTCCTCACGAGGTCCTGGGGACGAGCGACAAGCTGCTGTTCCGCATCCAAGCCGGCGGGGCGGGCATCCGCTTCTACTACGACCGCGCAGGGCAGACGGGGGCGAACTGTCACCAGATCGGCATCCTCGAGCCTGGGAGCGGAATCTGGAAATCGGCCAACCTCACCATCCCGATCGCCGACAAGCTCACGACCTGCTGCTTGACCATCCGCGTCGACAACAACGAGAACAAGACGAGGGTTTGGCTGAACGGCTCCAAAGCCTTAGCTTCGTCGTTGCTGGCATCTCTACTGGTTCCATCCCCTGGGTCTACCTACTCGGACGAGTGGTTCTCTGCGTTCTTCATCAACCAGCTGATGTCGTCTGGCTTCATCGCGCAGGCCTTCGGGAAGTATGGCTCGGTGTCCTTCTTGTCGTGCTATCCCAGACCCCTTAGTCTGGACGAGATCAAGACAATGCAGGTTACGTTGTCCAATCAATACAAGATCCCCGTAGGCCAGACTACACTCTACGCATGAGCTCCTTCGTCCTTCTCCAACCGCTGCTCGAGTCGACCGTCCTCGTCGACTTCGCCATCGGGACGCTGCCTCCCGTCTGCGTCTCGCTGAGCAAGTCCTCGAGCTTGTTCCAGGGGAGGGTCTACCGACCGGAGCCTGGGCTGAAGATCACCCTACCGCGGCAAGGCGGAGGCCTCAGCGAGGAGCCGGCGAAGATGGTCATCCCGTCGAACCGCCCCGAGGTCCACAGCGAACTCGCCGCGTTCGCGGCGACGATCAGCTCCCTGCGCCCGTTCGCGCGCACCGTCGTCAGGGTGATCGAGATCCTCAAGACCTCGGAGAGCGACACCAAGGTGCTCTTCCTCTACGAGGGCGTGATCACCAAGGTCACCCGAAACCCCAGCGGCCGCTCGCAGGTAGTGGAGGTGGAGCTGCAGACCGAGCTGCACGAGGGCTTGTCGGACATCTCCCTTGGGCGCCGGTGCGACCCGCAGTGCGATCTGGTCTACGGCTCGAACGGCTGCGGCGTGAACAACAAGCTGTTGTTCGACAACACCACCTACTACCCAAACCAGCTCAAGAAGACGAGAAACGCATCTGTCATCGTCTCGTTCACGGACAATGCACGCCTGATCAGCGTGGCGATGAACCCTGTCGTTCACCCAGGCGCAGACCTGAGGACGATCACCGAGCAGGAGCCCGGGTGGTGGGATGCGTCGTATTTCATGAAGGACGGCCTCCGACTTCGCGTCCAGAGCTGGGTGTTCAACACAGCTACTCAGACCGGCACCGAACTGTTCCTGCTGAACCAGACCCCACCGACCTCCTGGGATGGGGCAGTGGCTTTGTTGGTGCTGGATTGCCAACGCACGCGCAAGGCTTGCTCGGATCGCAACAACCTCTCCAACTTCGGCGGCCTAGGTCATGGCATCCCCGCCTACAACCCGACGCTCGAGGTCTCAGGTGGGTAGGGCGCTGTCGGTCTCGTTTCGCGACCACGCAACTGCGGCGATCGTGGAGCAGGTCTGTTCGGTCTGGGAAGGCACGCCCTACCAGCACGGTCAATGCAGCCTGCGCTACGGCGTCGACTGCATCCACTTCGGCGCCGCGGTGCTCGATGCTCTCTACGGCGTCCGGCACAGCAAGAACCTGAAGAGCCTGCCGCCGGACGCCTGCGTCCACAACCGCAAGGGCGTCCAGAAAGCCCTGAAGCTGATGCTCGAGACCTACCCGGGCATCCGCCGATCGGACGACGGTTTCATCGAACCCGGCGATCTCCTGGTGCTGGGACCTGTCGTCTCGGGCGAGAGGGCCGAAGCTGCTCACCTGATGGTGGCAGGGCAGCGAGGTCGACTGTGGCACGCAACACCACCTCGGGTATGCTTCACCGGCTACGTGATCTCCGATCACGAAGAGTTACTCGCCGTCTACAGGTCGTCTGACAAGGAAGTGTGGTATGCTGGCTGTCGGTGAAGGCTTTGGTGTTGTTCTCCTGATCGCCTCGCTGCTTCTCACCGCAGCTTCGCTGCTGATCAAGAAGAAGCCGAAGGTTGCCTCGCTCGACGACGCGCTCCAGTCGACGGCGACCCAAGGCGCCTACCTGCCTCTGGTGATCGGCAGGCAGCGCATCGGTCCGGTCTTCGGCTTCGTCGAGGACACGACTTCCCAGGTGGCCGCCCTCGCCAACGGCAGGTCGTCGGGGGCGTTCTCGAAGGGCAACGGAAGCACACCCTCCCAGCAGGCCTACTGGGAGCGGGCGCTGCACTTGATCTGCGTGGGTCCGGCGAGCGAGCTCCGGGCCATCTACCAGAACGGCGAGCTGATCTGGAAGGGCCCGATCACACCGCAGGACACACCGAGCGGCTCACTCATCACCGTCACGACGCCCAGCGGCAACGAAGGGACGTTCCAGGTGTTCTGGGGCTTCTCCGACGACCCGATCATCCCCCGCATCGGATCGGCGCCGACCCACGGCATCGCCACGCGCTACGCGCTCTCGTTCAAGGTGCTCTGGGACAGCAAGAACCTCGGCCAGAGTCGCCAGTGGCCGCGGCTCGAATACGAGGTCGTGTGCCCGTGCTACAGCCAGGTGGCGCTGACGCCGACCGAGGTGCCGCGCGAGGGTGACGTCAAGCGACCTCTCTGGGGCGTCGATCTCTACGAGA